TTGCTAGCAATGCCTTCAAAGATGCTCCAACAAAAATTGACTACAAGGCACTTTCACGTTGCGCTGTCACACGCAATGGCAAGCGTGTTTTTTATCCTTTCACGCAAGTTTATATAAAAGAAAACTTTATTGACCTCGAAATTTGCAGACAATTTAGAGAAAGGATTGACAGAAACCTCCGGCCTTCAACGGTTTCTGATGATAAGGATACCTGCAAGGTGAGTGATTACAGGACCAGCAAAACCGCAGACCTGCACTACTTTGATGATGCTCTGTACTTAAGCTTGGATCAAAAGCTTGCCTTCTTCATGGGGCTTGATCAGTTTCTAGGAGAGTGCATGCAGGCACAAAAATATGAACCCGGGCAGTATTTCAAAGAGCACTGGGATTATTTTGACCCAGACACGAAAGAGTATGACGTCTATTGCGAGTGGATGGGGCAGAGATCTTGGACCACGATGCTTTATCTGAATGACGTGGAACAAGGAGGCGAGACTTATTTCAAACACCTAAACCTAAAAATCAAGCCCAAGGCCGGTCTGCTGCTTGCCTGGAATAATCTTCATACCGACGGCAGACCAAACATCAAAACGATGCACGAAGCTTTGCCTCCAGTCAGTGGAGACAAATACATCATCACCAAATGGTGGAGATCCTGGACGTTAATTTGAACGTCCTTTTTGTTTCATAGCAAGTGCAATTGCCAACGCTTGCTTGCGGCTGGTAACCTTTTTACCACTGCTAGATTTCAACTCGCCAGCCTTGAATTCAGACATGACTTTTTTGACTTTATCTTCCATAGCGGACTGAGCTCAACCTAATTCAGGGCCTTCTGTCACATCCTTCTCTCTGGTGCGCTTACGCAGCTTGCTCAGAGTTTTTGCCAGATTAGCCTGACGAACAGTTCGCTCATCGAAAGCACTGGGGTTGGAAGTCACCGTGCGGGTGTACTCCTCGGTAGTCATGCCCATATCCTCTGCCTTCTTCCGGAAAGCACCCTCAGTCTTGATTGCGTCGTCAATAAAGTTTCTTTCAGCCATTTAAATTACCATTTAACTTTGTGGCTCCAGTAACGAGCAGACATCTTGTCGGGCTTGGCGTCCTGAGCATTATGTCTAGCATAATATGATGCCTTCCTAGCCTTTTCCTTAGCTGTCTTAGGGTTCTTACCTGCACCCTTGACGCCTTGCTGACCGAAGCGAATAATCTTTTCTTCACCGTCCTTACAAGCCTTGACGACATGTGATTTGGTGTCGTGATCAGGAGTGCGTCGAGGCTTATTGCACTTCATCTGCTCTTTGGCAAGACGCTTGGCTTTGGCTCTATCTGCCATCTCAGATCCTCAGAACGCCACGCTCAAACTTAGCGGTCAGATCATTACGCACCTGGCCAGAGGGGCTCACGAAGTTCTCATCAGTGTTTTCAGGAACACGTTCCTCAAGAAGAGGCTCGATATAAGAGCCCAGAAAATCCTTCTCTTTAGACTGCGATCCAGCTGATTTGGAGGTCATCGTCGATATAAGGCGAGGCGGAGTCACTACTCGGCAGTTTTATGGAGTAGGGCTTCTGCTCTGTCCACTCTATGATTTTATCAAACCTTTCTTTTGTGTAGTTGGCATTGGTTTCTGTGAACCAATCCTTCAACAAAGTAGATCCTTTTGAGCGATTACAACTGCTGCAGCAGCAGCTCATATTGGACCGAACGTTGTGACCACCCTTGTGCTTCGGAAGAATGTGGTCGATCGTTGCAGTATCAGGTGTTAATTGTTTATCGCAGTAACAGCATTTATATTCCCAGGCTTCAAAAATGTGATGTCTAAATTTTCGACGAGCATGTTTAGGACTTAGAACAATGAGGTTGACTAATAGATCTTGCTCGCAATGAAACACTTTTGGTATTCCAGCCTTGTCAAAACTGTAGGGTGCACACACTTGCCTTTTTAGCTATGCTCAGCTCGTCGGGAGCGTGGCGGAATCGGTAGACGCACCAGACTTAAAATCTGTTGGCCATTGCGGTCGTGAGGGTTCAAGTCCCTCTGCTCCTATAAAAACAACATCAAATGGCAGTAGTCACCGCTTTTCCGATCCCTATTTGCATCAAAGATCTGGAACCTGAGCAAGATATCGCTGCAGGAATGGAAGATTATGTGCAGCGTTTTTATAAGAAAAACTTAGGCGAATATAACGACTCATCAGCAAACCTTACTGGCGATGTGCGTGATGATTATCTCGTACACCTCCAGCCTGAATTTAATTGGTTGAACGAACAGATCGGCGAAGCTGCAGAGGAATATCTGTACGAGATGGGAGTTGATCTTGAGAAGGTCAATATCTATGCACAGAAATCCTGGCCGGTCGTGTGCGAAAACTCAGGTTCAATACCTTCGCACGTCCACAAAAATGCCATCATCAGCTGCGTTTTTTACCTCAATGAACCGGACAACGACTCTGGTGCCTTGAAGTTCGAGGCCGAAAACTGCATGAGCTACCTACCTCTGGTGCACAACGACACCGATCTACACTACGACGAAGTGCGTTTGGCGCCTATTAAACACCGTTTAGTAATGTTCCCAGCGAGCATGCAGCACTCGGTCGAGGATTATATCGGTGAGACGCCACGTTTTTCGATCTCCTACGACCTGATCGTCGTCGGTTCCGAGCCGCCTGGAAGTGGCGACATCGAGAACTACATCATGGATCCTTGCTACTGGGAAAAGCTCTAGTCAGTTAAACCTAGAGCTTCAAAATCACACTCCTCTTCAGCTGGATCGTACTCAGCATCCTCCAGGATTTTGAGGAGAAAGTAGTGGAGCTTATCCAGAACCCACCGCAGATCTTCATCAGGGATATCACGAACGATCGCGTTCAACCGGAGGTCCTTGGAAGGGATTCGAACCTCTTCAGCGACCAGTTCTATGGCTTTATAACGCTGTTTATTAATATCACCGAGCATATTAATCAGCCATAGTAAGGTCAACCGAGCCTTCGCTTTCGTAGCGCTGGTCGTCAACACGCTGCTTAACGATAGCCAGGACCTCGAGGGCACCTGTCACTTTCAGATACACTTCCTTGCTTCGCATCAAACCCTCTTCAGCTGATCTGATTTTCTCACTCAGCTCCTCAAGCTGCGTTTGCAACTGCTCAGCTGTGTCCTTGAAAATCTCTTCCATTTGGCTCTCGATTTGATGTCAATATAGCTCAACATTCTCTGAAATTCAGCCAACCCATAGCGCCAGAACCGCCGCCCTGGAACAGGCGACGGTCAAGTAGCTCCATGTCGTATCGGATTTCTTGACCTGCACCCTCTGTCAGATCATCCCAGAAACCATTGAGTAAGTTCAGCTTTCCTAAGGGATCCTGGATTAACCAATCCTTGCTGTCGTAGCCATAGATAGCCACGAAATAAGTCAGGCCCCTGGGTTTCAGATACGGTCCTTTACTCCAAAGCCCGGCAATGACTGGCTTGCCTTCGTCGATTTCATCTTTGATCTCGTCGTAACCAAGGGTGTGGCTAAATGTCGCAGTCACACCGATGTCTTCCATTGCGGCTCTGTGATGCCGTCGGTAGGCGCCATGCCCATATCTGTGGACAACATCGGCATAGTCTGAGCACTTTTCAATGCCGCCTAATCCCAAATACATCAAAGCAGAGGCAATCGACTTCGTTTGACATATACGGCGTTCCTTTACACCTTCAGTGTCCTGATGAAGATATGGGTAATCTTTCAAGAACCGGACGCCATCCACCTCTTCACAGAGAATCTTTTCTGAGGTGTCCTCCTCTTCCCAATCAGCGTTCCGTATCCACCACTCGCCAAACGGCGTCGAGAAAAGAGTGTGATCGTCCCTTTCATCGATCACTTCACACCTTGGCATACGGCGCGTTTGGACGACCTTTGCCTTCTCTACATTCTTTAACTTTTTTCTAGGTATTGGCCTCTTCTTCAAGTGGCAGTGCGTTTTAAAAACTATGTTCACTTAGTCGGGGGTTGAGAGTCCTTATCAGGCACTGTAAACTTTTTCTCAGTCTTTTTGCCATCATCCTTTCTACTGATTCCATATACAGCCAGTACCGATGTCACCAGTGATGAGATGAAAGCCGCGTCGATCTTCGCGTAGCCCATATAGCTGGCCGTCAACATGGCCAGTGCCCACGAAAGGACGCCTGCAGGAACAAGCGTAGATAATAACTCTCTAAAAGAGAATTGGGATTCTTCATCTTTCATGGGTATATTTTAGACTAAATGTGTTTCTACTAATATCAGAATACGGACGAGGATCTATCATGTGGCGTGCACTATTAATTCTCGCATTTGCGGGAACGCCTGCATATGCTGACATCACAAGCCGGCTACAAAGCTCGGTCCAACTGACCGTTGATGCTGCGGCAACAAATGTCAGCCGTGTGGGTAATTCGTACACCGTCTCTGGGACGGGAGTAAGCACAACAGACGGCACAAACACAGGTGCTGTCGGTTCTCTGAACATGACCACTGGCGTCTCAGCTGGGCCATCGATCACCGCGACGCAGGCCACCAGCGGAAACGCGTTCAGCTTCTCTCAGTCCTATACGCAAGGTGATGCCATCCCGACAAGTGCAGTGACTACTGGGGAGGTGGCTAACTTCTCGGACATCACCTCGACTTCAGCAGGCACCGCAGGAAGTCTCGCTGGCACAATCACATCAGCCGGTGCTGTATCTGTGACAGCAGGTGGCGCGGGAACAAGTGCGACAGGACAATACGTTTCGGAAATTACCGTGCGATAGATGGATCGCTTACATGAAGGCATAACCCTGGGATTTGTCCTTGGAATCCTTCATGGGTTGATGCAACCTGGGTATTCAGTGCCGGTGGTCCCGAACTTTACTCAGGGAAGCTTGACGTCAAAGACAGAAACAACTTCTGTTGTGACTGAGACAATAAACTCAATGGACTACAACACTGGCTACCAATATTCCGTAACAGGCACTAATATACAGAATACAGGCAACAGTATTGCTCCCTCCACCACTGCAGGCAATAGCAATACTATTAACGGCGTCACCAGTACATGGACAACACTGGATTCCGCAAACAAGCCCAACTGGTCGATCGTCGACAACACGAAGGGCTTTCAGTTTACGGAGACGCTGCAAGCTCCGGGGCTTGCGAATCACACGATTATAAACAGAACTACGGAGATAAAAAGCGTCACGGAAAGTACTTCCATCTTCTCACAGTAGGTGTACTTTCTCTATTTGCTAATCCTTCGTTGGCTGGTGATGTCGGTGGCGTTAGTGCTACTGCTAACCCTATTGCAAATAGTAGTGGGAGTGTGACAAATCAGGCGATCCAAGTACTTCAGGGGCCTTATATCACTAACACCTACGGGAACGGCATTCAATGTCAAGGCCCCACGTTAAATGTGACGCCTTTCATGACAAGAACTGGTTCGTTCCAGCTCCCTTACGAAGATTACTATAACGATCCTGTTTATGATACAAGCGACCTAAATGATGATGGAGTTATTGATAATCCAGGCAAGATTTTATACCACCGTCCAATTAGAACTGGACAAAAAAGTAACTATAGTTGGAACGGAGGATTGTCTGCAACCTTATCAATACCTTTAGATGGAGGTCTGCAAGCTCGATGTAAACGTGCAGCAGAAGCACAGATAGCATTGCAAGAACAGATGCTTGCTAATCGACGCTTAGATTTTGAGATCGCAAGATTAAAAAATTGCGGTGAATTAGCTAAGGCCGGAATCACTTTTAGGCCAGGTAGTCAATTCGCAAAAGTCTGTGCTGACATTGTCGTAAAGATGCCAAATGAAACAGTGGCACCACACGTTCATCCTATTTCTTTAACGCCCGCCGCAACTCACGAAGAGCACGATTCCGATCACGCTGGGCAAGACGTCTCTCTTGAAGTGATTC